TGAAGTTATTACATATGGCATTTTGACCTATGGTTTAGACACGGGGAGGGGGCGGGCCCCAAATGGAGCCCGCTCCTCGGTAATAACACGCCGCACGGGAAATACCCGTGTCTAAACCATAGGTCAAAATGCCATATGTAATAACTTCACGCAAGATCAAGGGCGGACATGGTGTACAAGGCGACTGGCCGGCTAAAGTAAATCTTAGCCAGTCGGGCGTCCAGTACTTTGCTAATAACCCAGTTTCTCAAGGAATTGAGAAATGCTGGAGTTATAGGACAAGTCTTCCCGAAGATCAACAGCGGGAGCTATCACGCGATCTTTCTGGAGAGCAGCTTAGACTCCTGGTCAGACATGATCAAGAGTTTGAACTGGATAAGTACGGAAATGTTACTGTCACCGGTGAACGGGCTAGTGATTCTTTCATGAACCCGTATGACCGTGGACATAACTTCCGTCTTCTTCGCTCATCTCACATTACCGCTGGTGTGGACTGGAAAGTCCTTACACCTGGTAACACGGGATGTGCCTCTGGTACGTCGTTCACTGGGCCTGTATGGCTTGGTGAATCGCCTACTCTTCCATGGCCTACTCCAATTACTTGGACAGACTCTGGGGAGAGTACTACGTACTACCAACGTGCTAATCGCGCGTTGGTCCGTCTCGCACCTATGGCACCGTCAGCAGCCCTTTCTCGGTTAATTGGGGAACTTCTTCAAGAAGGACTCCCCAAATTATCTGGATTGGCTATAGTTAGATCTCAATATGCTACCGGGAATGGAATTCATTCCGCAGTGGCAGGTGAGTATCTAAACTATACGTTTGGTGTTGCTCCAACCCTTCAGGACCTAAAGAAGATCAATGGCGTCATTAATAAGACGATCAATGGTCTCTCTAAGTACCGGAAGAATTTGGAGGAGGCAAAGTATTGTCTCCATCGCAAAACCACGCTGCTTTCGGAGAAATCGGTACCAACTGCTAAGCAGACAGATGTTATCCTAGGAATAGGACGATATCCTGCTGCTGGCTGGTCCAACGAATCGATTGCGTATTCAAAGTTCTTCGTTAAGAAGAACTTGAGTGCGCCTTCGACTTGGGCCGTGGCACCGGGTCACATAACAGACGTTGTAACACGCCGTGTTTGGCTCGAATGTGAGTTCGAAGTGTATGTGGAGGATCTACTTACCTTCATACAGCACTCGAAAAATCTATTCGGCTACATAAATAAGATTCTAGGTGGTGAATTTACTGCCCAGACTATTTATGATGTGACTCCTTGGACATGGCTAGTCGGATGGTTCAGCGACCTGAGTGGTATACTCGGGCGCGCTGAATTCTTCGCTACCCATGATGTCGTCATTCGTTACGGATACATCATGCACGAATATAAAGCCTCGCGCTTGATTGGATCCAACGAACCGTACCACTTCCTTAACGGACGTGAGTACTGGCCACCTACAAAGGTCGTCGAAACGACGTCCAAAAGTAGATGGAGGGCGACTCCCTATGGTTTTGGCCTGAATGTGGCGTCTTTCGGCGCTGCCAGATGGGCCATCCTTGCAGCCCTGGGTTACACCAGGGGTGCAGGTATCCTGAACTACAAAGAGTAATAAAACTCTGTAGTTCTTCAACCTGAAAGGATGCTGACTTTGGCATACTCCGATCCACAAACTATTACAATTAGCACTGTAGCGCAGCCTCTTGCCCGGACTGGGCAAGGGTTGCTTGTTGGATCTTTCCAACATGCAGACGGAACCTACTTCCTTGACATAAATCATCAAATAGGTAGGCGTGCTCGCCACTACATGGCTTTGTCCAGAAAGAAGACTACAACAGATCCGCTAGTCCCGTCGAATAATATCATTGTAGGAGCAAAATATGCTCTTACTATTGATATTCCTCTTCAGGGCTTTACGACTGCTGAAGTTCTTGCAGATATTGTAGGTTGGTTAACCTACTTGCAAGCATCTTCTGGAGCTAAGGTTACCCAACTTTTGGGTAGCGAAAGCTAATAGTTGGACAGGGCCCGGCGGGAAACCGTCGGGACACCTGTCTTATGGATTAGAGCTCTACCACAAGTCTAAGGCATACTTAACCTCTGAAAGGAGGAAGTATGAAAAGGCTTATGGCTCTCTTCAGGAGTGTCCTCGAAGAATCGGGGGCATTTTGCGGCGTGAGTACCATCAACGATTATAAAACTGTCGTTGATCGGGTTGAAAATGAGGGGCTGTCGTTTTTAACGATAACCCTTCCGACTTTCTCAGCTGAGCTTGAAAAAGCTCTTAAAAATGAAAAAGTTGGAAGTGCTTCCTTTCCTGGCTTTGCCAAGAGAGGGTGTCTCCCGGAATTCTTATCGGGTTTCACACGCCTCATTTTTGACCTAAGGACTGGTCAACTCTTGCTTGTACCTAACATTCAGGCAATCCGGTGTGTCAGGCAGATAACTCTGCTTTTCAAACGGATTGAGCTTGAGTGTACTAAAGAACGTACAGCTCAGGCTTATGCTAAGTACATGCAATGTGAGAAGGATATTAGGCAGCATGACACATCCTATATTGGTTCTGCGCTGCAGACCGATTTTAGGAAAGCTGCTCGGATGATGTTTATGGACCTATTTTGTAACATAGAGAATAATCTCTATGCACAGAATATGACCCCTAAACACTCAAAAGGTTCTACAGCTGATAGGCTTATCGGAAACGATAAATACCGTCAGTTGGAGTGGCCAATGAGGTTGCAGAACGTTGTCCCTTGGGATAGCGCTCTACTCCCATCCCCGAGATGGTCCGCTGAGGACTATCCCGTAATACTCCTCGAACCCGGACAGGAAAGACCCGTTAGGGTCATTCCTGTACCTAAAACGTTAAAGACGCCTCGATTAATCGCGATGGAACCGACCTGCATGCAATACGTGCAGCAGGGGATATTGCGGTTGTTCGATGAACAAGGACCATTGTGTCATACTTATTGGTCATTGTGTCAGAATGTTCACCAAGAGCCTAATCAACGCTCTGCTAAACAAGGGTCAAGTAAAAATGACCTTGCGACACTCGATCTGAGTGAAGCTTCTGATCGCGTCTCTTATCAGCATGTACGGGATCTTTTGTACGACCACCCTCTCCTAACGGAGTTTGTGGACGCCTGCAGATCTCGGAAGGCTGACGTGCCTGGTTATGGCGTTATACGCTTAGCCAAGTTCGCGTCTATGGGTTCTTCGCTCTGCTTTCCCTTTGAGGCTATGGTCTTTGCGACCATTTGCCTTATGGGGTGTGCAGCAGCGAGAGCTGTCAGTCTTGACCCCCATTTCATAAAGAAAATGAGGGGTAAGGTACGTGTCTACGGAGACGACATTATTGTCCCTGTAGATTGCGCCATTACGGTCAAGAGTTTCCTTGAATCCTTTGGATATCAAGTGAACTCCTCCAAGTCTTTTTGGACTGGAAAGTTCAGGGAGTCTTGTGGGAAGGAATATTACGATGGCGTGGACGTATCTATTGTCCGTGTCAGACGTGAATTCCCTCAGTACCGTATGGACGTTGATGAGCTCGTTTCAACAGTTGAGTTACATAACCACTTCTATGAAGCGGGATGGTTCTCTACTGCTGAACACATCAAGCAGGCGATCAAGAACTGCAAAGTTCCTGAAATACCCTATGGTGTAAGCTCCGTTATTGGCTTCTGGGACTACTCTCCTTCATTGAAGGTAAAGTGGCACCCAACTCTGCATAAGCCCTTGATAAAGGCTTTGCAGAAAGATTCCTATCAACCCCCAAACGGGGTTGACGGCGTCTTGGCCTTAATGAAGTTCTTTGTTGAACGGGGTCTTGTTGATCCCCTCCCTCAAAGAGCTTATGAACGTTCAGGGCGTGCCCGTAACGCTCGCATAAAAACGGGATGGTACGAGGCGCGTTAAAGCGCGTCGTGCTTACTTGGAGGGTCATCAGGGGATACTTACCTTGATCGCCCTTACAGTGGGGGGAGGTCGTTGTGGCCTCCTCACGGAGGTCTTCAACGACCACCCTAGGGAGATGCAC